ATTCTAAGAATATTGTAGTTTGTAGCATACACTTTAATTTTGGCAGTATTATTACCATTTACTAATGTATTGGTTGTTAATTGAACATCTAATGTTGCCTGATCAATTCTAGAGAAATTACAGGTTCCACTAGGTTGATGGTCTTCTGGATTTAAAGCAAACGAATAGACATTAATGCCTGTAGCAGGGCAATTTGTATGATGTTGAAGTGGTTGAACTAAATTAAAATACCTGCCTTCACGAGAGGATATTCTATCATGACCATTCAGTTTAATGTGTGCTGAAGAAATTGGATTTTCCCCCGTATCAAATACTGGTAACTGAGCATTCCATCCTCTGCCATTATTAATTCCAGTAGAAATAGTACCACTATCAAAAAGATGATCAAACGTAAGTGTTCCAATATTAACACCAACGTCACTAATGGCATTACTAGTCAAGTCTGATACTTTACCTGTTAATGGCAAACTATGTGGAAAATTTCCAACATTAAAGGCTGCAGTTCCAATACCACCACCTAAGGGGTCTTGTGGTGTTCCTGAAAAATAGGTAAAATCAATAGCGTCCGTATAGTTAAACCATTGTTGTCCTTTATAATTAGCCATGGTAGTAGCATTAATGTGAGCATCTATTTGAACAGTCCAAATAAGTTCTTTAACAGGATGATTAAAGGGTAATTTAATTTTTTCACTTGTAGATGATAACGCAACACCTACACCCCCAGTATATTGTAGTTGTTCAATTAAATATTCATGACTTGTTTGAGCAAATCGTCTTCGTTCTTCAGTATCTAAATAGATATAGTCAACGTATAGATAGGCACTTGTTAAACTAGGTGGTGTTCTTCCAGTACTAGATTGTGAAAAACATTTGTTCTTATCGTTAAATTTAGTATGAATCTTAATGTCATGATATTGAAGTGCTATAATAGGTAAAGCTAATCCTGGATTACGGCAGAACCAAAATTGTAATGGAATATAAAGCACTACAGATGGAACATCTCCTGCACTACTCTGTACTAACTTTGGAACATTACCAACTAAATTGGCATATCCAGATTGGTGTCCAGCAGTTTGTGTCAATTCATTCCAAACATGAAGCCAATGTCCATAGTGTTTGTCAAGTATTTGACCACCGATTTCAATTTCCACATAATCTATTAAAATATGTCCTAGCCAATTTAACCACCTAAACTGTTCAATACCAGATGCAGAAATAGCTGGAATAGTTACTTGAATATACATTTTATAGATTAAATCTCCATTTCTAGCAACAGTAGAACTACAATTAGCCCCAAAATCAGGTGTTTGATTAAATTGTTGCTGAACTGATTCAATTGAAAAATTTGTATGTCGTCTATAGACAACTTTAAAAAATGTTATTTGTGGATTTCCTGTTAAAAATATGTCTTGTGACCCATAGGCTACTAATTGCATGAGACCTCCACCCATATTATTTATACTCTATGACAATATTTTTTTTATTTAGAAACGCTAGATAAAAATATAATGATGATGAACCTAAATGTTAAAGTTAATTGACAATTGCGTATAATTTAACAACTTAATTTTAACTATAATAGTTGACATATAAAGATGTCTTAAATTCATATTATCATACTATACCAATATGGCATTTAAGGCAAAAAATAAGAGCAAATTAAATATAAACACGAAACAGACAATAGATGCTAAACATCAAGATTTTTTAGATGATTTTAATAACAAAGTGAATGATATTCCTACACTTAACAGAGAAATAGAGAAAATAACAGTCCTAATTGCCGATATGAAAATAGAATCAAATAAAAATATAATTATTGATATTGAATTTGAAAATAAATTGTGGAAACTTGAAGAACAAAAAAAAGAGTTACAGTCAGCAGTGGAAAATATAACAAGTAATATTGACGAAAACAAATATATGTTAAAAACGAGCAAAATTTTAAGTCAATATTACAAAGTACAAGATAATGAAAAAAATAACAGTAGTAATTATAATCCGTCTGATTATTACCCATCTAGAATGAATGGTAAGAAAAAGACAGTTATGGATTGGTTTAATTCAACTAAAGACAAAACAACCCTAAATTTAGAAGATATAACCATACAAAACCCACAAGACTCACAAGATCAACCAAACCCACAAGACCAACCAAACCCACAAGACCAACCAAACCCACAAGACCCACAAGACGAACCAAACTCACAATACTCACAAGACCTACCAAACCCACAAGACCAACCAAACTCACAAGACCAACCACACCCACAAGACCAACCAAACCCACAAGACTCCCAAGAACAAGCAGTCCCTCTTCATCTATCAGAAGATGTAGATCTACAAAAATCTAAATCAAGACTATATGATGACTATATGAAAGTAATTGATAAAAATTATATTATAGATATTGGCGATGACATTGATAATATTAATGCATGTAAGAGATGTAATACGGAAACACTACTTAATCAAAATGCAGGCATTTTAATTTGTCCTAGTTGTGGTATTGTAGAAAATATTATTATTAATAGTGATAAACCTAGCTATAAGGACCCTCCTAAAGAACAAACTTCATTTTGTTATAAGAGAATTAATCATCTTAATGAATTTTTAGCACAATTTCAAGCTAAAGAAACCACAGAAATTCCAGAAGATGTATATAATGAAATATTAGTGGAAATTAAGAAAGAACGCATTGAAAATATGGCTGAAATTAATCCAGATAAGATGAGATTAATATTGAGGAAAATTAAAAGGAATGATTTTTATGAACATATACCTTATATTATTAATCAATTGAATGGTTTACCAGCACCTGTAATTGCTCCAGAGATAGAAGAAATTATTCGTAATATGTTTAAGAATATTCAAGTGCCTTTTGTAAAATATTGTCCTAATAATAGGAAGAACTTTTTATCGTACAATTATGTGGTATACAAATTCTTTGAATTATTAGAATTAGATGAATACCTTAATTGTTTTCAACTATTGAAGTCTAGAACAAAATTACATCAACAAGACATCATATGGAAAAGTATTTGTAAAGATTTAGGATGGCAATATATTCCAAGCCTGTGATTTGTATTTTCATTCAATGTATATGTGTGAATTAGTTATTTTTTCAACATTCATTTATTTTTTATTAATTTAATAGTATAAAAAATTGATTTTAAGTATACATAAGTATAAGTATTATTATTAATTTACAAAATAATAACATGATTCAATCAAGTAATCAATTACAAGATATGCAGTTAGAAGGAGATGGAGATAATCAGGCTATTAATAGTATTGATATTCATTCTAATATGGATATAGACAGTGCTGATTCTAATACAGATTCTAATGCTGATATTAACAGTATTAACAATATTGATGAAGATAGTGTAGATGAACTATTACATAATTTAGGAATACTGGACATTGATAGTAGTGAAGAAGACACTACTCAAGTAGTAGACACTACTCAAGTAGAAGACACTACTCAAGTAGAGCTGGGTTTGTCAGATATTATAAGTGAACAAAATCATTATAATATGCATCAGCATATGTGTGCGAATATAAACAATGAACATTGTGGCGAATATATAGCAGCTTATAATCAATATTATGATGATTTTAAAACAAAAATGGAAACTAATAATGGTTCAACCTATTTTGCATTTAAATTGCCATGTAACAAGATAAAACGTTTATCACAAGTGCAAATTGACAATTACATTATGTCTCAGAATATTGCTGGATGCGATATTCAGCTTTACAGAGAAATATTTGGTGATTATTTAAATCATGATCCATTTTCAATAAGTGCAACTAGAAATTATAATACATACGGTGGAATTGTTATTGCCAAAGTAACAGAATGTCCCAATACTATGGTAGATTTGGATGATATTGATGATATTGATAATATATCGGATTATTCATCGATTAGTAAATATTCTGTAAAAAGAGATTTAGGTTGTACTAATGGATTTATGACAGATAGTGGTATAGACAGTACATTGTTTAAAAACAATAAGAACGTTATTAGGGTTGATTACTTAATGGTTAGCAGAGTATATGGATATGGATATAGTAGTGGAGAAACTCCCATGTGTCAGTTAAGTAAAGATATAGGAAAGTTAACGTTAGATGAAAACATTTGTAATAGTCAGGACCTAAAAGATATGAACTTATCTAAAGCAGGTGGTTGTTCATTTTATAATCAACAATTTAGTTTAACTATAAAAACATTATATGAATATTTGACATTTGATATTTCAAAAAAAAATAATCTATCAACAACTATTCATACTATTAATGATACATTAGTAGAATACAATTCGTTATTAAATTTGAGTAAAAATGTGCGGGTCCCCATACGTATTTATTCTAATCGTGTTAATCCATATACTGGTTCGCATACTAATTATAGTAGGTCAATTGATACATCATTTGAAACACGTATAATAATAACTAATTATTCATTAAATAGTATTAAAATGATTGATATTCTTCCATTTTGGTTCACTATTTCTAATAAACGTAAGCTATGTGAAACCATTCATGGAAATTTTGGTATTTGTTTTAAACAATCAGTAAATGCGTACGCCTATAGCAGTAATATCACTGTTAAGAATAATAACTATACATCATTTTTGGTAACACTACTGGAACATCATCATATTCTAAAGGATGCGTTTAAGTTTAAACTGTGTAAAGATAACAGTAATGTCAGTGTTGAACTATTTATTAAAAAAAAGGTAATGAAACATATGATTGACAAAAATGAATATATATTAGATTATATATGTCAATTGTTAAAGGTAAAAACTATTAAAAAATGGGATTCGGACGTATATGTAAACAGTATAAATAGTAATCATAATGATAATCAGCGATATATCCAGCGATATATTTATAATAAGGAAACTTTCAATGGTACATCATCTTTAGATACTATAATAGCTGACACCATAACTTTGCCTTTATTTAGCTATCAAAAAAGTAATGTGGTATGGATGAAAGATTTGGAATCTAATATTTTAGATAGAAAATGTGCTTATCCCTGTTATATTGATGAAAAAACAATATCAAAAAATCTACCGACACTTACAAATAGAATTGTGGAGAATAGCTATAATAGCTCATTATACTTACAAGACAAACATTTAATAAAATATTTTATGGTTGACGGTAAGAAAATAATTATTCATCCTCAAGTTATCAATGGTAGTAAGAAGCCTGTATTACATCAGTTGAGGGACTATGATACTTATATTACAAAAAATACTCATCCCATCACTATTAATGGGGGTATTATATGTGATGAAGTGGGATTAGGAAAGACACTATCTACAGTATCCCATTTAATAACACACTTATCAAGTGATAAGGAGAATAAATCTTTAGGTAAATTAGATTATTTAGTAAATAATGTGATTATATTACCTGGAAGGTTAATTAATCAATGGATTTATGAAATAAGTAAATATGTTAAACCTAATATTAAGTATTCATTAATTAAATTGGCAACATTTACCGATATTAAGAAGTTAGAGAAAACCATTTCTAAGGATAAACATGTTCTTAAGAATACGGATATTATAATTATGTGTAGTAATTTGCTCATTAGTCAAAAATATAAGACGTATTTAGAGGAAAAGATAAAACAAAATATCTCAACATCAAAGTATTTTGACTTATTTAATACGAAAATTAATCGTATTATTATTGACGAAATACACGAAATCTTAATTCCATACGAACCGTATGACGAACAGCATGGAAATATGCTATATGATAAGTCAAAGCATAAATTTCTTAATAAAAGTGGTAGAGAATTATCAGACAGCATTTACGATTTAGAATGTAATTTCAAATGGTGTTTAACAGCAACCCCATTTGAATATGGTCCCTATAATTTAATGGGAATAATGCAATATTTAATCGGACACAAGCAGCGTATTAAATATCAATTACATGCAAGGGATTTTGACTGTGTAAAAGGGATTAATTCATTAGCAGTAATGTCTACAATAGTTAAATCCCATTTTAAAGGAATCAAAAAATCAGAAGTACGTTCTGAAATTGATATTCCTATCTTTACTGAAAAGATTATTCGTATTCCTTTGAGTAATATTGAAAAGAATATTTATAATACTTTCAATGTATTAAATTATTCTAGAGACAAAAACTATATTAAGAAACTATTTTTGATTTGTACAAACATTTATATTGCCGACGTATTATTAGAGTCATCTCATGATACACAGGTTGACATTAATTCTCAAAAAGTGGTGACTTTGGAAGATTTAAACAAAGCAATGAT